CCTATTGCTTCTTGGACTCCGATAGATCATCAGCCTGCACCTGAAAAGGTTTTAGCCTGGTTGAAGAAGCCGAATGTCACTCCGATTGCTATGAGCAAGTTTGGTAAAGAGATGATTGAAAATGCTGGCATAGAGTCTGAATACATTCCACATGCTATTGACACTAAAATCTTTACTCCTACAGAAGTTTTGCCTGAAGGTATTTCTGGGCGTGAGTTTGTTGGTGGTGATGACAAGTTTGTTGTGGGCATGAATTTCGCTAATAAGGCTGGTGGCTTTATTCATAGGAAGGCTGTGGCAGAGAACTTTCTTGCTTTCGCTATTTTCGCTAAGAAGCATGATGATGTTGTCTTGTATTTGCATACTGAACCTTATGGGAAGCAGTCAGGGTTTGTGTTGCCTAACATTTTGTCTGCTTGTGGTGTGCCTTCTGATCGTGTGAAGTTCGTTGACCCTATTGCCTATAGTTATGGCATAAGTCAAAAGACTTTGGCTGCTATCTATTCGGCTTGGGATGTAGGACTTTTCTGTAACTATGGGGAAGGCTTTGGTATTCCCCAATTAGAGGCACAAAGCTGTGGAATTCCTATCGTCACTTCTAACTTTGCAGCTTCGGCTGAACTTGCAGGGCCTGACTCTTACCTTGTCAATGGTCAGCCCTTCTGGGATGCAGGTCAACACTGTTGGTTCAATGTTCCTAACGTGCAGGGCATTGTGGATGCGTTGGAGCAGGCGTATCAGCGTGGTAAAGGTAAGTTCCCTGACACGCTTACTTTTGCTCGTCAGTATGATGCAAACAAGGTCTTTGATGAGTCTTGGATTCCGTTGATTGAGAAGTTAGCAACTAAATGAAGTTGATTGTTCCTGTTCTAAACAGGTTTGATTTGTTGAAGCGTATGCTTGAAAGCATTGATGTTGAAGCAACAGTTTATGTAATCAATAACGCTAATTTTGAAGAAAGATTTCATTATTCTAATGAACGCCTAGTAGATCTGCATTGGATTGATTTGCCTTCTAATCTTGGTGTTGCTTCTTCATGGAACTTGGGTATCAAGATGTTGCCTTTTGAGTCACGCTGGTTTATTACTTCGGCTGACTGCGTGTTTGCACCTGGCGATTTGACTTTGCTACAAACCGCTAAATCTGATGCTTTGACTTTGTGCGATAAGTTTCCTTATTATCAGACTTTTGTTGTTGGGGAAGAAATAGTGAAAACTGTAGGTTTATTTGATGAAGGACTGCACCCAATCTATTTTGAAGATAACGATTATGAGCGAAGAATTGCTAAGGCAGGTTTGCGTGTAGATCGTCTGCCTTTACAGCTGGAGCATGACAACAGTTCTACTATCAGAAGTGATGTCAAGTTGAGTGAGCGTAATCAGGTGACTTTTGCTAATAATGAAAAGTATTTTAGGGACAAGGTTGATGCTGGCAGGTTTGATGAAGGTCGCTGGCAGTTGCAGATTAGGCGTGTGAACTCTTGGGATTAGTTGTTGTTACAGGTGTTGCAGGGTTTCTAGGTAGCCATGTTGCTGACGCTTATTTGGCTAAAGGCTGGCAGGTTCGTGGCATAGATAATCTGTTGGGTGGAAGTTTAGATAATGTGCCTGCAGGTGTTGAGTTTTACAACCTTGATTTAGATGATTTGGAAGCAATCACGCCTGTTTTTGTTGGTGCAGATTTGGTTATTCATGCTGCTTGCACAGCTTATGAAGGTTTGAGTGTGTTTAGCCCTGCTCTTGTGGTCAGAAATACTGTTCAGACCAGCGTAAACGTCATGACAGCGAGTATTCGGGCTGGAGTGCCAAAGTTTGTTTACATGTCTTCTATGGCACGTTATGGGGACAATTTAGGGCATGTCTTTGATGAGAGCCTTGACCCTAAACCGCAAGACCCTTATGGTATCGCTAAGTTGTCAGCTGAGAAACTGTTATCTAATCTGGCTAAAGTGCATGATGTTGAATTAGTCGTTTTAGTGCCACATAACATTGTGGGTGCTAGACAGAAGTTTGATGATCCGTTTAGGAATGTTGCCAGCATTATGACTAATCGCATGTTGCAGGGTAAACAGCCGATTATTTATGGTGATGGCACTCAGTTGCGTTGTTTCAGTTTTATTCAGGATGTTATTGCCCCTATTTTGACGGCTTGTGAGTCACCAAATGCTGTAGGTCAGGTTATCAATATTGGCCCTGATGAATCGCCTATAAGCATTTTGAATCTTGCAGAACGTTTGGCAGCTATTATCGGCTTTGAGTTGAACCCTATTTTTATGCCTGGCAGACCGCAAGAAGTGCCTATTGCTTTATGCAGCTCAGATAAGGCTAGAGAACTTTTAGGCTATAAAACGACTGTCAGTTTAGATCAAGGTTTGCATGATTTGGTTGACTGGATTAGGCCGAGAGTAAAAGATTTTGAGTATCATTTGCCGATTGAGATTGACTCTGATTTGACTCCGAAAACTTGGACTCAAAGGCTTATCTAACTTTAGGCTAAACTAAGAATTGGACTTTAGGAGTTTATTTTGGCTATAACTAATGGTTATTGCACTCTGGCAGATGTCAAAGCTAGTTTAAGACTGACGGATACTTTAGATGACGTTTTGCTGGAGAACAGCATTAACGCTGCTTCTCGTATGGTTGACCAATACTGTAACCGCTACTTTTATTCTGGTCAGGCTGGTGAAGTTCGCTACTATCAGGCTAGTGATGGTTTTATTTGTTTGATTGATGATTTGCAGGTTTTGACTGAGCTGAAAACTTCTAGCACTGATCCGCTTATTTTTGATACGACTTGGCAGTCTGGGGACTATCAGTTGATGAACCCTAATCAACGTGCTAACGGAGCGTATTCGCCTTACACAGCGATTACTGCAACAGATAACTATTTATTCCCTGTTTGGGCTGAGATGGCTTTGGTGAAGGTTACAGGCACGTTTGGCTGGCAGAGCACTCCCGACCCGATAAAGTTTGCAACTATCATTCAGGCTTCTCGCCTGTTTAAGCGTTTAGAATCTCCGCTTGGTGTTGCAGGTGTATCGGACATGGGAATTATGCGTGTTGGTTCTAGCATTGACGGCGATGTGGCACAGCTCATCAACCCTTACAGGCTTCTAAGAACTGGTGCGTAATGGCTATCAGTGACCTTAGATCAGGTTTGGCAGCTAATCTCAGCACTATCAAGGGTTTGCGTGTTGTAGAAACTTTGCCTGACTTAGTGAATCCGCCTATGGCGATGATTGCTTTAGATAAGGTTGCCTACAATAAGCAAAACAATCGTTCTATGGCTGAATACACTTTCAAGGTCATGGTTGTTTTGGGTAGGGTATCTGAGCGTGTTGCACAGACTTCTATGGATGTTTTGGTTGCGCCAGGTGTAGGGTCAATCAAGTATGCGGTTGAATCTGATCGCACTTTGGCAGGTTACGCTTTTGATGTGTTTGTTGCTGAAACAAACGCAATTGGAGCGGTGTCGCAGGGCGGTATAGACTATTACAGTGCCGAATTCTCGGTTCAAGTATTCGCAAGTTAAGGATAATAAATGGCAATCTTTGTCGCAACAGACTTCAGCGTTAGCATCAATGGTTCTACCGCTTTGGCTTCATACCTAACTCAGGTTGAACTAAAGACTTCAGCTAACGACATTACAACAACTTCTTTTGGTAGCACTTGGGTTACTCGTGTTGCAGGTTTAAAGGAAGGTTCTTTGACACTTCAGTTCAATCAGGATTATGCTGCAGCAACTGTTGATGCAACTCTTTGGGGAACGATTGGACTTGGTTCTAATGCGACTGTCGTTATCAAACCTACTTCTTCAGCTGTTGCAACTGCAAATCCGTCTTACACTGTCACCTGTCTTGTAACTGACTTGACCCCTATTTCGGGCAACATCGGTGACCTTTCAACATTTAGCATCACTTGGCCTACAAACGGAACTGTTACAAGAAGTGTGACTCCATAGCATGAATCAGATAACCCTACGCATAGCACTATCTGATGGCACATTCCTTGACGTGACTACTTCTGCAGGCGATATTGTCAAATGGGAAGCACACTTTGATTTAGGTGTTGACAAACTAGAAAAAGTTACACACCTTCTTTACCTTGCCTGGCTTGCGGTTACAAGACTGAAGAAAACTGCAGAAACTTTTGATGCTTGGATTGAACTTGTAGCGAATGTGGAAGTAGCAGACCCAAAAGCCTAAAAGCTCTAGGTGTTGACTCGTTTCATTGGTTGATAGCAAACCTGAGTGTCGCAACAGGGATAGCACCATCAGTTCTAATGCAAGAATCTGATCGCATGCTAAACACCATGCTGTATGCGCTTCAACATCAAAGGAACTCTAATGGGTAGTTTTGTTCGTAGGAAACAAGCTCAGGCACTTGATGCCGATATTGTTTTAGATGCTAAAGCCGTAGTCAAGGCGTTGAATCAGCTTGAACCTGGTTTGAAGAAGCAAATGGTTGCAGAGATGAAGTCTATTGCTAATAAGACTTTAGTTCCTGACATCAAAAAAGCTATTCCTGTTACCAGTCCTTTTGGTAGTGATGGTCATTCTGAAGGTCATGGCAGGTTGAGTTGGGAGTATGGAACTTGGAAAAAAGGTGGAGCTAGAGTAGCACCTAATAATGTGCAGCCAAGTTTTACTACTGGTAGAGCTAGAGGTTTTAGAACTGTAAACAGTTTGTTCAAAGTTTGGGTTCGTAATCCTATGGTGTCTTTGGCTGGAACTGCAGGTAAGGGGTCAGGTTCTCCTAGATATGGTGTTTCTAAAGAATA